AAAGTAACTAATGCTGTGATTACTGTTCCTGCTTATTTTAATGATGCACAAAGACAAGCTACTAAAGACGCTGGTGTTATTGCTGGTTTGAATGTGCTTCGTGTGATTAATGAACCTACTGCTGCGGCGATTGCATATGGTTTAGATAAGAAAAAGGATGGAAAAGCTAGAAACGTACTCATATTTGATTTTGGAGGTAAAAATTGGTAATATATATTATTCAAGTACTGCCTCCTGTGGTGAAAAACCACACTCATCATAAACGATGAGGAACACGGTGAACTGACGGGAAACTCCTAAAACTTTAACTACCAAACTATCATAGTAATATAGATAGCGGCTCAAGGTAATGACTTGAGGTAAGGTAAAAAAGTTAAAGATATAAGTGTAAAAACTTAAAATGGACAATCCGCATCCAAGCATCCTTCGAAAGGGGATGAAGGTTCAACGACTAGGTAAAGTAATCTAAAAGACGAAAGTCTCATGATGAAATACCCACGAGTGCCGTGCTCTTTAAATGTAAAAATTTAGAGAGAAGATATAGTCTGATCTTATAGGAAACTATAAGAAGATAGGATAAAGAGCCTATCGATAACAAAAAGTCATGGGTACACATGACATCTCATTACTGAACATCGATGACGGAATTTTTGAAGTAAAGGCAACAGGCGGTGACACTCATTTGGGTGGAGCTGATATTGATAATCGCGTCGTAGAATTCCTAGTCAATGAATTTAAAACCAAGAACAATGTAGATTTGTCTACTAATAAGAAAGCAATGAAGCGTTTGACTTCTGCCGTAGAAAAAGCCAAGAGAATTCTTTCATCATCAACTGTAACTAGCATTGAAATTGATTCTCTCCACGATGGAATTGATTTTACTTATAATTTGACTCGTGCTAAATTTGAAAACTTGTGCGCTGATTTGTTTAATCGCACTATGGCACCTGTGGATCAAGTATTGAAGGATGCGGGAGTTGCAAAGAACGAGGTAGATGAAATTGTGTTAGTTGGTGGTTCTACTCGTATCCCTAAGATTAGAGAACTATTGACTACTTATTTTAATGGAAAGGAACTTAATAACAGTGTAAATCCTGATGAAGCTGTTGCATATGGTGCTGCTGTTCAAGCTGCTATTTTGAGTGGAGACAAAGATGAAACCATTCAAGATATTCTTTTGTTGGATGTAAACCCTCTTTCTTTGGGAGTTGAAACTCAAGGAAGTATGATGACTGTGTTGATTCCCAGAGGAACTACTATCCCAACCAAGAAGACTCAAACTTTCTCAACTGCATCTGATAATCAACCTGGTGTAACCATTCGTATTTTTGAAGGTGAAAGAAAGTTGACTAAAGATTGTAACTTGCTTGGAAACTTTCAACTTGCAGGAATTCCTCCAATGCCCCGAGGAATGCCTCAGATTGAAATTACTTATGAAGTTGATGCTAATGGTATTCTTCAAGTATCTGCAGCTGAAAAGAGCACTGGTAAATCTGAAAAGATTACTATCACTAATAGCTCTAATAAATTAAGTAAGGAAGATATTGAAAAGATGGTTCAAGAAGCAGAGAAGTTTAAATCTGAAGATGATGCAATTGTAAAACGTGTTGAAGCCAAGAATAAACTCGAGAGTTATATTTATAATATTAAATCAACAATGGTTACTGATGAAAAGATGAAAAAGGCATTGGGCGATGATTTGACTACTGTAGAAACAACTGTAGAAGATACTATTAAATGGTTGGATGAAAATCAATCTGCAGATACTACTACTTTTGAAGAGAAGCTAAAGGAAGTTGAAGCGGTGTTGAGTCCTTTGGTTCAAAAGGCATACCAATCTAATATGCCTGCCGGAGCTCCTGGTGTAGATACTCCAGAAACTACTCCTGAAAGCGCACCTGGTCCTAAGATAGAGGAAGTCGATTAAAAAAATTTAAATATACTAAGCCATTAGCTTGTACAAATTCATAGTATCTAATAATAAAATATCTTTACCGGCAGCATCATCCGATGTCATCCGGTGGCGGTACAATATTTTATTAATAGATTCATCTTCTACAGTGTCCGTATGAATGAAAATACTGACTCTCTTTTTAGATTCATCTTCGTGTTCCTCTCTTTCTTTACAAGATTCAACGATGTGGTCGTATTCCGAAGAACAGGAATCAATTGAATCATTTAAATCTACCGAGAAATAAGATACATCACATCCTTTAAACTTTTCATAGTCAATGTAGGATTTAGAGAGAGTTTCAATATCAAATGCTATTCCAACTTCTTCTAAAATCTCTCTCTGTGCAGCTTCATATATCGTCTCATCTTTCTTGCCTTTCCCTGATATCTGAGTTTGCCACTCTTCGTTTTCGTACATTGGTAAAATTAATAACCCCTTATTAATTTTTTCTTTGATTAGTTTCTTTGACTTTTTCCAACTGCCAGAAACCCATTTTGATATTCTATTTTTGTTGGGTAAAAAGGATGTAATATTCCGCGTATTCTCTGAATGTATATAAGATTTCATAATAGTATTTGGATAATAGTGATATGGGTAATAATTTCAATTTTTTCTTATATTATAAAATCATATTTAATTAGCAATAAAAATTGATTGATTATCATTCTAAACAATCATTAATACTCTCAATAATGCAACGCGTAATCAATAGATTAAAAATTGAGCTTGAAGATTTAAATAAGAATCCTGTTGATAATTGTAGCGCAGGTCCAAAAGGAGAAAATATAATGGAATGGACTGGTACAATTATAGGTGCAGAAGGAACTCCTTATCACAATGGTGTTTTCTATTTAGATATTAAATTTTCTTCTGAACATCCATTCAAGCCACCAAAGATTACTTTTAAAACTCCCATCTATCATCCTAATATTTCTGAAACTGGTGGTATATGTCTTGATATTCTAAAAGATAAAAACTGGTCTGCTGCCTATACAGTTTCTAAATTACTATTATCAATTTGTTCTTTACTATCTGATGCAAATCCAGATGATCCATTACGTGCTGATGTAGCTGAATTATATAAAAATAACAGAGATTTATATAATGCAAATGCACAAATGAATACTTTAAAACATGCTAATAATTAGCTTTTACTTATTTTATATTGTTTAGCTAAAATAAATAATCCTTGAGTTATATCCCAAAGATTTTTTCTTCCTTCTTTATCTAATTCTTCATAAATACCTTTCAATCTTAAAATCTCATCTAATCCCTTATCAGTATTTTGTACCTTTTCTTTATGATTATCTGCATTAGTAAAATATGTTTCATCTTTAGTCATAATTTTCTCTTCCAAATCTTCTGCATAATACCAAAAGTTATTAATAGGCGTAACTGCATTTATTTTAATAAATTTTGTAAAATAATGATGATATGTTGTTCCGATTTTAGGTGCCAATTGTTGTAATAAATTTCCTAATACATCATTAAAATCTCTAATAAGTTGACTTTTTTCTGACATTATATTAATAAATGAGATATTTCTTTATAATAATATTATCAATTTTTATACTGTAAAAAAATTGCAAAATAGTCATCTTATCTAAAATTATTATTAATAATGTCTTCAATTAATGCTAAGAATCTTTGGTGCCGTGATACTCTATTTCAGAAAATGAATGTATCCAAGTATACAAGAACCTGTAGTTATGGGGAAACTTGTAAGGGTGCTCATACTAATGAAGAAATCATTATTTTTCCCAACATTCGTGCTTGGAATAATAATGATAAATCTACTTATAATTTTCCTTATATGTATTATAATATTTTGGATGCAATCGAGAAAGAGAAAACAAAAGTTAATTCTTCAGATTTTACTGCCAAAATTAATAAAATTTCTGAAATGAACTTTATCGAAGTTTTACAGTTATGGCGAGAGCTTGCAACCTTTTATAGAAAACTTATTAAAGATAATAAAATGCTTCCTAAAAAATCTCAGTGGACATCACCTCAAAAACCACATTATAATGCTTGTGGTTATATTTTTAGAGATGACATTCCTTACTTTGCTTTGGATGAGAAAATTGAGGAGGAAGCTTGGTCTTTAGAAAGGATAACTAAGCGTTGTAAAATAGTTGTTAAAAATATAGAAACTTTAAACAAGAAGGAACCTTTAACTAGCAAAGATATCTGTGTTGGTGATAAGAATTGTAAAGAGGGTTATCATTATCAAAATGATGCTCTTTGTACTGAGGATTTTTTAACTGGCACTTGCTCTTGTATTTCAAAAACTTTATATGAAACTTCATTAGTAGATTTAAAAACAAAAATTCAGGAGTATGAGAAAAATCCTAAAGCTAAAGCTGCATTGATAGAGGCAAGAAATAAATATTATAATCTTTATAGGAAGGTTCATTACACTGAGCAAGGAATGTTGTCTTTTGATAAGCAACTTGAAAAGTATAAGATTGATAAAGCAATAAAGGTTAAAGAGGATGAAGAGAAGGAAGAGAAGAAAGAGAAACCTGCTTGGGACCATAAAATAGATATCAAGATACCATCAAAGAAAGTGATTAAAATTAAGCTTTGATTTAATTTAAAAAAATTTTCTAACCATTAATAATGAGCTCTATTACTTTATTTTATTACAATGAAGGAAAAATTAAACCATTTATTTTTTTAGTAGCAAAAGTTTCTAGTGATAACGATATTAATCTATTAGAAGAATACACTGAAAATATATTTAAAATTCTTATTGATAATCAATTATCAAATGAATCTGATATATTGATTATTAATATTATTAAAGAACACGAAGGAAAAATTATTAATTGGATTTTACCATCTGTTAAATCTGATACAAAAATAGTAGAAAGTATAGAAAATAATTCAGAATTAGTTAATGATATTATTATAACTGTTTTAGAAAATATGAATTGTAAAACAGAAATACTTTTAAATGAAACAAATGAAGACCTTGATATTCGTATTAAAGATTGCGATAAAAATTTAAGTTTTATTGCAGATGAATATTTTTTATAATTTTATTCAGGATTTTGATTAGGGTTTGGATTAGGGTTTGGATTAGGGTTTGGATTAGGGTTTGGATTAGGATTAAAATTAAAGTTTTGATTCAAGTTTTGATTAAAAGTATAATTAGGATTAAAAATATTATTCAAAGTAGGGTCGGTTACCAACGGAGGCATTTGATATGGTACTTGTTGCTGAAATGGAACTTGTAATTGTGATAAAAATGGATTATGTGCATACTGATTTGGAAATAATAATGAATAATAGACTTGATAATAATATACAGGTTGTAAACTAGTAATTAATGGAGTAAATGTAGGAAGGTGTAATTGATTATGTGTAGGTAATTGCATTTGATTTTGTATTGGTGTTTGCACAGGGTTGTGCATTTGATTTTGTATAGGGATTTGTATAGGACTTTCTTCATATGGTATGAATTCTTGTGATTCTTCTTGTTGATATTCTTGTGGTTGTTGTAATTCTTGTGGTTGTTGTAATTCTTCTGGTTGTTGTAATTCCTGTGGTTGTTGTAATTCTTGTTCTTGATTTTGTAGATAGTCTTCTTGTTTTTGTTCTTCTTGTAAAAATTTATTTTCTAAATTAATTAATGTTTTCATTTCAGTTGCAATTAGTTTACTTAAAATTGTTTTTGTTGTTTGTTTAGGTTCAGTATCTTGTTCTTCATCATCAATTATTATATACTTTTTCTTTATTCCTGTAAAATATTTTTTAATATTAGAAAATATTGCTTTATTTTTATTCTTTGGTTTTATTTCGTAACTGCTTATTAATTCATTTTTTAAAAATGTATTACGAGGAGATATAATATTATCATAATCAATATGTTTTTTCAAATCAAATGCAAAAGGTTCTGCACCCCAATTAATTCTAATTGGAACTGATAAATCTAATCCAATCATTGGTATTAAAGGAAATGTTGTTTCTATAATTATATCTTTTTTTAATATATGTCCTGCTTTAGTTAAAAATAGTTGATATCTATATGCACTCAAATATTTTATTCCGACCCCATATGCAACATCCATTTCCCAAGGATTAGTCATTGGTATAGATAAATTATTATGAAGATAATTTCCATCGTCTGAATGAAATCCCCAAGAATTTTCGCACCAACCAACTTGACTTTTTTCTATTGTATTTTCTGTTCCAAATCCAATAGACAAACATTCATTTTTTAATTCTTTTTTAAATCGTTTATTTATTAATCTAACTTCAAAATAAAAAATATTAGATTGAATAATATTAGTTTTTCCACACTTTTCTGTTATAGGGAAAGAAAAAGGAATTGTATCAGTTTTAAAATAAGGAATTCTTCTATTTGCAAATAAAATTTTATCAACAGGTTCTCCTAAATAAAAATAATATCCGTGTTTCTCTAAAATTTCATCGGGAGAATATTGTAAGCCATTTGGTAGAGGATAAAAAGTTAATAGTGATAAACAGGGTTTTTCAAAAATAAGATTTTTTAAATGAGGATTATACTTTTCATATAATTCTTTTAATTTACATTTATTATTATCATTTAATGACATTACTATTATATAGAATAAAACTTTAAAGTAAACTTTCTATAAAAAAATATAAAGTAAAGTAATGCCTTTCATAGTTTACGCTGGTGTAAAATATATACAAATAAGACACGCTATACAGTGTAAGAAATGTTTAGAAACAATAGAAAGCAAACATACGCACGATTTAAAATATTGTTCTTGCAAGGCAGTAGGTCTTGACGGAGGAATAGAAGATGGAAATCGCATTTTAGGAAATATATTGGATATAGAAAATAAAAGTATGTATTGTGCTAATGTTCAGGGAAAGAAAATATGGTTACCACTAAAATAAAAAAAAATTGAAAAAATATTCATATATATTATATAATTAAGATTATGTCTAAAAAGTTATATATTGATGCTCTAAATTATGGTAGGCACTTTTTCGCAGAGGCTCGATTTACCTGGGCTCTAGAAAAGCCCTTTGAAAGGGTTAAAGTATTTGTTGCTGCACTAAGGAAGGCTGGATTTGAACCTTCAGTTTTTATTGATGAAGGTATTGGAAGCGCTGAAGCTTCTGAGAAATGGATTTCCAGAAGGATGAAGGAAGTTGAGAAGGGAGAGAAGAATGTTCCACAAGGAATGTCTTATTTATTGGGTGATATGTTCAGGTCTCAAGATGTTCCTGTTTTTTACTCACTGGATTATGATAATGATGATACTCTTGCATTTTATGCACAAGCAGATGACGCAGATGTATTGAGTGGAGATGGTGATTTCTATCGCTACATTGGAAGAAAGTATACAATTTATTCTGATTTTGAATTTAATAAGGGTGAGATTGTATTATTAAGAAATACTAGTGAAAGAGAGAAGTATATCATTGATACTCGTAAGAATATAATGAGAGAGATTGAGGAACCACCTGCTTGTATCGATTCTAAACTATACATCCCTTTTGTTCAAATTCTGTTGAGAACTATGTTATATCGCCGGGGTGTTCCTTCTCCTCTAGTTAGAAAGCTAAACTTTAATCCTCATATGGTTTTGAAACCTGTGAGGCGTGCAATCTATACTATCCTTTTTGAAAATCAAGGAACTGTTATTACTGAACAATTTCCTGTTTGGTGTAATGAAGAGCAAACAACTATTTTAAATTCTGAATATGTTATTCCTTATGAACCGGATGAAAAGGAGTTTTTGGAGATTAAAAAGAAGTTGGAAGGAGACCCTAATTTGTTATTTGAGGATTATTTTTATGAAGAGTTCAAAGCGTTGACTGCTCTTTCTAAAAAGAGACATATTAATCTTCCTGAAGGTGTTACATTTAGGGAATGGCACAAGCATTGTATTGCATGTAAAACAATCACCTATGAATTATGTTGTATTGTAAATGGTAATACAATGTTAAGTTACTTTATAAATTAAAATCTAATTTTATTTAATGAATAAAAATAATAAATATTTTCAATTATTTGGCGGAGGTGATAAACCACAATGGAGTGTTTTAAAACACAATGGACCAATGTTTCCACCAAATTACATACCACATAAAACGGAAATATTAGTCAAAGGAAAAAGAACTGTTTTACACCCACAAGCAGAAGAATATGCAACTATGTTTGCTAAATATTTAGGAACTGATTATATGAAAATATCTAATTTTAAAAAGAACTTTTGGAAAGATTTCAAACCAACTGTTATTTATTTAGGAGTTAACTCGCTTGATGATTTTGACTTTTCAAATTATAAAAAATATCTAGAAAGGGAAAAAGCTAAAAGAGATTTATTAACCAAAGAAGATAAAGTAAGAATAAAAAATCAAAATGATAAAGAAGCTGAACCATTTAAAAATTGTATTATTGATGGTGTTCAACAAAAAATTGGTAATTTTAAAATCGAACCTCCTGGTATATTTATTGGTCGTGGAACACATCCTAAATTAGGAAGAATTAAAAGAAGAATTAGACCTGAAGATGTAACTTTAAATTTAAGTAAGGATGCAGAAGTTCCTAAACCTACTGTTTTAGGAAAGTGGGGAGAAATTATTCACGATAGAACGGTTATTTGGTTAGCAACTTGGAAAGAAGAAATTACTGGAAAGAATAAATATATCTTTACTTCCTTAGATTCATTTTTCAAATCAAAAAGTGATGAATCAAAATTTAATTTAGCAAAAAAACTAAAGACTAAATCAAAATCTATTCGTAAAAAATATGAGAATGAATTAAAAGATTTAGATACAAAAACTAGACAATTAGCTACTGCTGTTTATTTTATTGATAATTTAGCATTAAGAGTTGGAGGAAAGAAAGATACTAAAGATGAAGCAGATACTGTTGGAGTTACTTCTTTGAGAGTTGAACATTTAACTTTATTAGAAGGTTGTTATATTAAATTAGATTTCTTAGGAAAAGATTCCGTTAGATATTGTAGAAAAGTTAAAGTTATAGATGCCGTTTACAGAAACTTACAATACTTTGTAAAAAATAAAAAGAATAAGGATGATTTATTTGATTTAATTAGTTCTAGTTCTTTGAATGATTATTTAGATTCATTTTTTAAAGGATTAACTGCAAAAGTGTGGAGAACCTACAATGCTAGTTATTTATTTCAAAAGGAAATTGATAAAATTAAAGAAGATAAAGTTGTTGGGGTTGAAGAAAGCGAAAGATTAAATTTTTTAATATCAATGTTTAATCAAGCTAATACAACAGTTGCTTTATTATGTAATCATCAAAAGAATGTAAGCAAGAATTTGGACGATGGAATAGACAAAATAGATGATAGAATAAAAGATTTAAGGAAAAAGAAAGCTAAATATGTTGCAAAGAAAGATACTGAAAAAGCAGATAAAACCGAAGTTAAAATTAAATTATATAAATTAAAGAAAGATACTAAATTAAAAATGAAAAATGTATCTTTATCAACTTCTAAAAATAACTATATTGACCCTAGAATTATTTTTGCATTTATTAAAAGATTTGATATTCCTCCAGAAAAGTTATTTACTCAACAATTAATAGAAAGATTTAAATGGGCATCTAGTGTGGATAAGGATTATAAGTTTTAAAAAATATCAATATTCTTATATTCATCAGAATCTATTAACTTAAGTTTCTTTGTTAATAAATCCTGTAGATTTTCTTCGATGATTTTCTTGTCGCCATATTTATTTATTAGGTTATCGTATTTGATTTTTGCAATTTTGGCTTTAATAATGTCTTCAGTCACTCGATAATTAGTAAGAAACCTTTTTTTCATACTTTTTATAATTATACGATCATCTTTGCTAAAATGTTGATTTGTTAATAGAGAATCAAAATAATTTTCAATATCATTATCTTTATATAAACTTATTTTATTTTGTGTTCTACCTGGAAAATTAGTAATAAGTGCCTTTTCCTCGTTTGTTAATGAATAAAAAATGAAATCAGGATTAGGAGTGCAACGATTACTATAATAGCTAATTACATAGTTCATATAATTAGAATATCTTTCTATAATTATTCTTTCAAAATCTAATTTAGTATTAACATCCTTCAAAACCTCTATCTGTCCATCCAATATTGCAATCCTATCCATAACCGGTTGCTCTTCCTCGTTAATTCTTCCTCTTAGATATTCCGATTCCTCGAAATTTATATATGCATTAGGACACAAATCAGAACGAGTTGATTGCATTCCAAATTCTTTCATTAATTGAACTGTTGTATCCTCTAGCTTTTCAGTATTAACAATTTTATAACTTATAATAGGATTTTCAATAATCCAAGAGATATTTTGAACGGTTGGTTTTAGTGTATTTAGAAATAGTTCAGGGTTGTTAAGTTTCTCTACCATATTAGTAATAGAATCAATCAAATCTTGTTGATACTGTTTAATATAGTATTTCTTATTTTCAAGAGTAAATATACAGAGTGGCATTATTTTAGTTATTAAAATGTAATTAATAAATAAATCAACTTTTTTTAGACAAACTTAAAAACCTTAGGTTTTTAAGTTAGCAATTTCCCTTTTAAAGGGAAATTGACTTGTTAGATGTTTTCGAAGAAAACTCTAATTAAGTCAATTTAAAACAAAGTTTTAAATTAGTAAAATAAAAATTGGTACAATTTTTATTTTGTCTATAGATTAACTGTTTAATATTAGAAATGGAGTGGTTGGATTTTGAATACGTGAGGGGTATATGAAATTTTTTTCTTTTCTTTTTCTTCTTCCTCTTCTTTCTTCTTTTTTTCTTCATCTTCTTTCTTCTTTTTTTCTTCCTCTTCCTTCTTCTTATTTTCTTCATCTTCTTTCTTCTTTTTTTCTTCTTCCCTCTTTCTATCTTCTTCAGGATTTGTATTTTCAACATCTATTGAAAAATCGATGACACGACCACAACAATTTGAACGTATATGCTTATGATTTACCGCGCTATAAATTATTCCAAGTATTGACAAAACTAATCCAGACCATCCAACTATCGAACTTGTGTCCATTCTATTATATAGTGTTATATAAAACTTTTTATTATTATAGAATTATTTTCTGACAACTTTATATAATAAAAATACGCACCGTTCTAAATAAAATCATCACAAGTGATTAATTGAATTGTATTATTTATTATTTGATGATGTTCTTTTACATAGTTTACAACAAAATTTCTAATTTCATTATTTTTATATTCTATTTTTTTTCTATTATCTTCTTTCGTTGAAATATGATTATAAATAGTATCCTTTTTCAAATAGTCTTCTGGTTTTTTATATTTATTTAATATCTCTGTAACATTATCTGGAATTTTAATATTAATATTATATAAATTAATTGTGTTATTTGTTATTATGAGTGGTGTTTTCATATTAGTATAATCACCAAATTTATATTTATACATATTTGTTGATTCATCTTTTACAAATGGAAAAACATCAACCCAAGGATTAGCCATATTATCTAAACCACTGAAAAAGTAATCATCTTTAAAATCAATTTTTGTTTTTAATAATTTATATTTTTCAATCTTAAATGTAATTTTAATAAACCAAAAGTTATTTACAGTTAATTTAGATAATAATTCAGCTGTTAATCGTTTTGTTAATAAATTATTTTTATCTGCCCAATTTTCTCCTTTTGAACTGTCAAACATTATTCCATCGGGTTTAACTCTAGTATACACCCATATATTAAAACCTAGAGCTAAACAATCTTTCATTAATTTAAAATATTCTGTATATAAACTATCAGTAATAAATCCAACATCAATATCATCATCCCATGGAAATTGAGGATAACCAAATACTTTATACGCTAAAGTATTACCTGAATCCATTAATATAAAATCATTTTGGGTTTTAGTTTTTTCTATAATACAATAAAATAATTTCCATAAAATTGCGTGAAATTTAGGATTTATAGTTGATTTTAATATAAATTCAACAATAGAATTATCATAAGGTGTTAAATTAACTTTTGAATTTAATGTTAAATCACCGCAATTATATTTATATTGTATTTTTGCAGGTTTATCAAATCCATTTGGATATAGTGCATCTAATTTTATTTGAGTTAATATTTTTTCATTTGGACATGAAACATTATGTCTATCTAAATATATATTTGCACCAGAGCCATTATCATTAATAGCTGTTTCATGTGTAGTTATGTTATTTAACATAGTTTGACCACATTTGTAATCATATTTTATACGACCATCACTTGTGTGTTTTAATTGTATATCTTTTATTCCCATATTATCACAATCAATATTATGGCGATCTAAATATCTAATACTTTTATCACCAATTGAATTTACTTCTGTAGATTTTTCTATAGTATTTTTAGATTTGTCAACACATTTATAATTATAAAAAATTTTGTTATTTTCTATAGGGTTTACATTTTGTTCTCTACTTAATTTTAATCCATTTATTCCATCAACAGTTTCACAATTAATATTAAGATCAACTAACTGATTTATAGTTTGTTTATTATCTGGATCAAATTCTTTATTATAATTAGTTTTTTTATTTATTAATTCTCCACCAAATTGATTTTTTAAATGTAAATATTTTTCTTTATATTTTAGATATTTTAATTTGTAATCTATTAACATATATATATTTATTTATAAAAAAATTTATTATATAATTAATTACATCATAAAAAAGATAACTAGTTAAAAAATATTTTATAGGGTATATTAAAATGTTTAATTTAATTCTAATCATTTTAATATTTATAACATTGTATTCGTTATATAAAAAAAAATGTGACAATGATCAATATTATTATTTAGATGAAGGATTCAGTAACATATCTGTTACCAAACCAAATTCTACTGTTGGATTAATTACTTTTATGAGAAAACCAATTGATTTACCTTTATGGTTGAAACATCATAGAGATTTAGGTGTTACTAAATTTTTTATTAGAGTAGAAGATACTCCTGAATTAGAACCTTATTTAAAAAATCAAAAGGATGTATGGTTAGAAATGAGTGAATCGGATAAAACTGGAAATAATTATCAAACTTTATTTGATAGACAAATTGTTTTTATAAATAAAATTTTAAAAGTAGCTAAATCTCATAATATTGATTTTGTATTTAATGTAGATGTTGATGAATTATTACACGGTTCCTTAGATTTCTTAGATAATCTTGATGAAAGTTATAAATGTCTGACAATTGAAAATGTAGAAGCTGTTTACAATGAAAATGAAGAATCTTGTTTCTCTACTAATAAATTTTTAAGATGTTCAAAAACAGATAAATGTCGTGCTTATGTAAATGGTAAAAGTGGTGCTCGTGTAACAGAAGGAGTTGCTTCTGGAGGAGTTCATAGATTTAATTATAATAATAATCACGAAGGACCAAATGTATATGAAGTTCCTTATGAACAATTAAAAATATTACATTTTGATTCTTGTTCTATCGGTAGTTGGTTTGAAAAATTTTATCATTTGAGTAAAAATAAAAAGGATAATATTCCTTTCCCTTATTATAAAGATAGTATAAAAGCATTAGAACAAACATATCAGGTCTATAAAAAATACACAATGGACTATGTCAATGGTGTATCTCAAGATTTGTTATTTATTAGAGAGTAATTTTTTTTCAGGTTTAAATATTTACTTTTGTATTTTAAATATTTATTTCTTAGAAGTGTTTGTTGAAACACGAAATCTTCTGGACCTTCTTCAAAATCATCTGTTAAAGGTTCTTTATCAAGTAAAATTAAATGGTTTAGATTTTCAATAAGCTTGCCTTCTAACACTGCTGATAAAATATTATCATTTGTTAATGGAATATTTGATATAGTAAATTTATTTAATAATTCATTTACTTTTTCAGGAACCATTTTTTTAACACATAATTCTTGTTTACAATCTTCTTGAATTGAAAATAATAAATATTTATTTTGCAAACGATTATAAATTATATTTAATATAATTAAGTTAGTAATTTTAACATATAAAATTCTAGTAACATCAAAAAACCCTTTATCAAAACCATCTGTTTCTAATTTTCTTTTAAAAAGTACATTCCTTTCTTTTAATGTTTCTAAAAAATCAATTTTAAACATTTCAATTGGTTCTTTATAATTTTTAATATCTTTGTTTTCTTGTTTTGTTTCTTTAAAAATTGTATTCATTTTAGATAAATCATTTGTTTGAAAATACGAAGCTTTTATAATTTCAAAAGGATTAATCTCTGGATTCATAATTATTAGTGTCATTGCATAATAAGACCATATATTACAGTTTCCATTAAAAAAATCATAGTTATATTTATTATTTCTTTTATTTTGTAATTTAATTTTTTCTTTAATAATATTCTCTAAATTTTTAATAGTATTAAATTCAATAATTTTAAAATCTTTCATAAATAATTTAAATTGTTCATCTATATTAAAATTTTCAAAAAAATTAATTTCATTATTAACAGAATTGGTAGCAATATTTTCTACAAAAGAATTTATTAGTGGGTATAGCATATGTTCTTTAAAAATTTTATTAAAATATGATTTCATAAATTGATTTTTTAAAAATTTAACAGTTAACATATTATCAGTTTGTGTTTCTTTCAATAAATGATAATTTTCTGGTGTAATAAAATGTAAAAAATTATAAAATATTTTAACTACTGACTCAAAATGAAAAAAATATTTATTTGTTAGAGATTTGAATTCTTCTTCTAAATTACCGTTATTAGTTTCTAAATGTTGGATTCCATAAAAATTAGTTAAATTAAAAAATTTATGAGGATAATCTAATTTAGTTATTTCTTCTTTTAAAAATGTTTCTACTTTTTCTAAAATATCATAATTATTTATTGTAGTATTTGGTTCAAAGAAAAATACTTGTAATTCTTTTTTTTCATCTTTTTTAATTAAAACAAAATTTTTATGACCAAAATCTCCTTGAATTAATAGTTTAATATCTTTATATAAATAAATATTAGAACTATTATAAAAATCTCTTAATTCCCTATTAAAATCAGTTCTATATTCTGGATTATCAAAATGAAAATGATATGTTTTTGACCTAGGTTTAAAATAAAGAATTTCGGAACCAGTATCATCAAAATGTTCTTTCATATTTGTAATAGCTAACATTTTTCCAATAGTGCCTCCTCTAAATTTTAATAAATTTTCAAAAAATAAATTTTTATATTTTAATCCAGGTATATCTTTTTGTAAAATAACATATAAAGTTTGCATTTCGTCGTAATTAAAAACTTTTTTAGTATATAGTTTTCCATCGTAATTTAAAATAGGAACATCTCTCATTTTATCAAAAGATTTAATTAATTTAGTAGCATTCATTATAAAATAAGAGATTTTAAATAATTAAAATAAATTTGTCAAACTATTAATCACGTCACTCTGTTTAAATCCAGAAGCTTCGAGAAGTTCAATTGGTTTTGAATCAAGACCGAGTGAACTGAATATGTCCTGAAGTATGACCTTTATAATGTTCATGATGTTCTTTTCCGACAACTCCGAAGAAACACCATAAATGAGTTCATATTTTTTAAGACATATAGAACTATAACGATCATCTTCTAATTCTCCGCGGAAAACTCTAAGTTTTCTACAGAGATTATATTTAACTTCATTTATCATTTGTATACGATTCTTTTCATAAGTCTTGAAATTAATATCCTTTAACTTAATCAAAGTCTCAAACTTGGATTGGACAAAGTTATCCTCATCATCGTAAATGATAGGATACTTTGAAAAGTCACAACGACAAACTTCTTGATTATCTGTAACATCAAAGATAACTTTCTTCAACAAAGATGCTTTAGGTAAAATATCAAAAAGATCATAGTAGCACTTTTCAATATCACTA